ACTAACAAGACTAAGAGGTGAGGTGGAAATCCTAGTAGGTATGCTTAAGAATGAGCGTGATAAGGTAGCGAAGATGCAAACTCTAGTTATAGATAGGCACATTAACATACCTATCACTGATTGGGACTTGGGAGAGTTTAGGGATATAGTATATAAAGACAAATCATTTCAGTGGTCGTTTGACACTGAGTACGGTGAGAAGATTTGGGTAAACTTTATGTCGGAAGATGAACTAGAACAGAGGGAGAGATAAAATGAAAAACTTAACAACTGAAAACTATACCATTGTGTTACGGAACGATGAGAAAACAGGGTGGTTTGAACACAACACACTAGGTGAGGATAGTGGTGGTGGTTTGTGGTTTGATGACAACAATCTACGCGACTATGATGGTGTGTATGAATTACCAAGAGAAGTACAACAGGCTTTGGCGAGTGATGGGTATACTCACAAAGATTTTAATGGTATCAACCAGTGGGATTATGAGGTTAAAAAGATTAGTAATCAATTATTATTTTAATGGAGGATTGATATGTACGTATGTAAAGAATGTGGCTCTAGTAAGATAAGTATGTTAGCGTGGGTGAACCCCAATGAGGGTGCTACCAGTGACATAGAGTTGGCAGATAATGATGGATGGTGTTCAGATTGTTCAGAAGAATCTACAATTATATTTAAATCGATGGAGGAAAAAGATGTACTGTGTAAAGAATAACGACAAAGGTAACTCGTGGTACTGTTTACCCGATGACACCTACTTAAATATGTATAAGGTAGATGAACATATGGGTAAACAACAAGAGTTAATTTTTGAGAAAGGTGTTGAGTTTTATAGAGAGAACGGAGCAACAGAATATTTTATAAATGGTAAGGGACAATATGAAAAGAAGTGATAGCAACACAAGGGGTGAGCAAAGAAGTACGCTTAAATCAAATCCTCGTAAGACTGAGGACACAATAGTAGGACACATGAACAGAATCATGGAACTATTAAATGAAAACATGGAGGTTAAAGATGTCAGAAAATAAAATTTATGGTGAGCATTTTATGGGTATACCAATTAACCCACCATACCTAGAAGGTACGTTAGTTAGAAACAATAAAGGTTACCCACCAAGAGTACGTAATAAAGAGGGAGGTACTGAGCCTTATGGTAAGTGGGAGAAGAAACATTTTTCTAAGGGTATAGGTAGACCTAAGAAGTACCACTCAGAAGAGGAACGCAGGATGGCACGTAGTATGTACGCAAGAAAGGCATACGCAAATAAAAAATTAAAAGGAGAATAAATAATATGTGGTTAGATAAATTAGAGAGTGAACTGAAGAATATAAATATTAGAATTTATAAGGTACATAATAAAGTTAGTGATGGTATTGAAAAACTAGAGGAACTTTATAAAGAGAGAGATAACATTACAAATAATATATTAGAAGGAGAGGATTATGAGTAGAACAACAGACTGGGTACTAGACCAAGAGGACAGAGGTAACATATATTATGATGGAGAGAAGTACGTTAGAGATGTAGAGGTACAACTAACCAACCACATCCCTGATATTTATGAGGAATTTGAGAGGGCAGAGTTTGAATTACAATTAGCATTTAATAGATGGCAAGAAATTAGAGATACAATAAATAATTCTAACATTTAATGTGACGTACTATTAAATAGTATGTTACAATAGATACTAAGTAATAACTAATTAGACTTTATGTTTATTTTTAATAATAAATACAAGTATATTTAGACTACTTAGAAGTGTCTTAGTTAGTACCTGTATTACTAAGACATACTATTTTTACAGGTGAGATAAGGAGATAAAGATGACAGCAGTCAATAAAGCAATAGTAGCAGAGGGTATCAGTGGGTTTGTACATGTAGCAACACCTGATAGTTTTAAAGGTACAGAGAAGTATAAGATTACTCTTACACTAGACAAGAAGAACGCTGATGTATTCAAGAAGGCTGGTATTAAACTGAAAGAATATAATGGTGAACCTCAAGTTAGTATGAGTCGTAAGTTGGACTTTGGACAACCACCTGTATACAATGCAGAAGGTGAACGTATACCTGCTAGTGAGTTGAGTATGTATGGGGACTTGGTTAGGGTAGTAGCAAAGGCAGGTAAAGGGGAGTACTCAGAGTATGCCTTCGTTGATAAGATTAAACTTCTTCAGAAGAACGAAGAAGCGAGTGCTGATATGGCAGAAGCAGGTGCTTTCTAACATACATAGTTAGTTATACCTTTAATGGGTCACCTTTTGGTGGCTCTTTTAATTTATGAGATATGGAGGTCGCAAAATGAATAGCGATAATGATAGTAATAACGACAGTAAAAAGATAGGTAACACACAGTGTCCTGAGTGTGCTAAGAACGGTAAGGATAGGGCACAAGATAACCTAGTACTATATGAGAATGGGGGTAAGAACTGTTTCTCTTGTGGGTACAACGTAAGAGGGGATGGTACTGTAACAGAGAGTCACAGTGTTAACAAGGGTGAGGTACTCAGTGCATACAAGGGTGAGTCCATGTTCCTTACTGATAGAAACATAAGAGCAGAAACATTGGACAAGTATGGTGTCAAGGTAGAGGTTAACGGAGGTGGAGTTGTAACCAAGCACCACTACCCATACCATAATGACAAAGGTAAACTCGTAGGTATTAAGACACGTGTAGTAGAAGGTAAGAAATTCTTTGGTACAGGTGAAACAAGTGCTAGTAACCCACTCTTTGGACAGCATTTATTTAAGAAAGGAAGGAGGTTTGTTACTGTAACAGAGGGTGAGCTTGATGCACTAGCCGCCTTTGAGATGCTAGGCAGTAGGTATCCTGTGGTGTCTGTGAATAACGGTGCCAACTGTATTGAAAATATTAAGGCTAACATAGCATGGCTTGATTCATTCGAGACTGTGGTACTGTGCTTTGATAATGATGAAGCAGGTAGGACTGCCGCAGAAAAGGTTGCACCTATACTTGGACCAAATAAAGTACAGGTTGTCACGCTGTCTGAATACAAGGATGCAAGTGAGTACCTTATTAATAAGAGTAGCAAGGCATTCGTTGAGACCTGGTGGGATGCTAAGCCTTATGTTGTTAGTGGTGTTGCAACAGTAGCAGATATGTATGAAGCACTATTAAGTTATAGGGACACAGAGTTAATTCCCTTACCTGAAAGCTTTGGTAACCTTAATGAAATGACTAGAGGTGGGTTAGCAAGGGGTGAACTAACATCAATTATTGCACACACAAGTATTGGTAAGACAACAATCCTGAATGAATTGATATATCACTTCGCTGTTAATACTGATGAGAAGGTTGGTTGCTTTATGGTAGAGGACACACTAGATGAGACAGTACGTAAGGTAGTGAGTGTACACAAAGGTATTAACCTTAGCCTTGAGAACCCTAAAGACTTAGATGTTGATGACATTATGGCAGACGCAAAACACATTGGACTAGGCAGTAAGGTACAACTGCACGATGATGGTGGTGGTTCAATTGAAATTGAAGAGATGTTTGCTAAGATTAGATACTTTGTTAAAGGTATGGGGTGTGGTGTAATTATTGTTGACCCTTTACATACTGCAATTAAGAACCTGAGTAATGAAAACATTGAGGAAGTGATGGACAGGTTTATTAAACTGTGTAAAGAAACTAAAGCGTGTGTTATACTAAGTACACATACACGTAAACCTGATGATGGTTCACACCCACATAAGATTAGTGAGTATGATGTTAAAGGCAGTGGTGCTATACCTCAGGCGTGTCACAATAACATACTGTTCAGTAGAGACAAGCTGAGTGAGGATGAGTATGAAAGAAACTCAACACGTATTCGAGTACCTAAGCTTAGACGAACAGGTCAGACAGGTGAAGCAGGTTGGACACACTACAACCAAAGTAAAGGTAGGCTTGAGAAGGGAGTTGCACCTAAACACAAGGAGTTAGATGCTTATGCAGACTTTTAGTTGTGACATTGAGACAGATGGCCTAGACCCTACAGTTGTGTGGTGCATTGTATTACAGAACGTAGACACAAAGGAAGTAATAACCTTCACACCTAAAAAAGTAAACCTATTTAATGATTGGTTACAGAAAGGAATGACATTAGTATTTCATAATGGAATTGGATATGATGTACCTGTAATGAAGAAGCTATTAGGCACAGACTTTAATGGGGTACAGGTAGAGGACACATTAATAATGAGTCAGCTTACTGAACCACGAAGGGAAGGTGGCCATTCATTAAAGAGTTGGGGTGATAGGTTTAACTTTCCAAAGGGTGACTACACAGACTGGACACACTACACAGATGAGATGTTAGAGTATTGTGTCAGGGATGTAGAGGTTACAACCAAACTGTACAACTCATTAAAGAAAATGGAAGGGTTCAGTAGGGACTCACTAGAATTAGAATACAAAACAAAGGAGCATTGTAATGAACAAGAAAAGAACGGTTGGTACTTCAATGAAGAAGGTGCCATTAAAGTATTACAACAAATTAGTGGTGACATTACAGAGGTTGAGTCAGAGGTACGTAAAGTTTTCAAACCCCTTGCTGTATTTCACGAAGTTAACAAGGCTAATAAGTTTAACACATCAGGGAGTAGAAGCATACGTTACCAAAATCAATTGGACAAGGGTTGTTGTTGGCACCCTAATGGTAAGTGGGGCTATAACACTTATGAGCCATTTAATCTAGGCAGTAGACAGCAGATAGCCAAGTACCTTATTAACTTTGGGTGGGAACCTACTGTATTTACAGAGAAGGGTAGTGTAAAGGTTGACGAGACTATACTTGAGACAGTAGAGTTGCCCGAAGCTAAGCTGATAGCTAAGTACCTCATGCTACAGAAGAGACGTAGTATGGTAGAGTCATGGCTTGATGCATTCAATGAGGACACTCACTCTATACACAGTAGGGTACATACCTTAGGTACAGTAACCAATAGGATGTCAAGTAGTAACCCTAACTTACAGCAGGTAGTAGCGAGTAATAAAGAGTACGGACAAGAGATGCGTTCTTTGTTTACCGTTCCTAAAGGTAAGGTTATTGTAGGTGCTGACCTCAGTGGACTAGAACTCAGGTGCCTTGCTCATTATATGAATGACAAGGAGTACACAGCAGAGATTCTAAGTGGTGACATACACACTAAGAACCAACAGTCAGCAGGACTTAATACACGCAATGAAGCCAAGACATTCATCTATGCTTACCTCTATGGTGGTGGTGATGACTTGATTGGTAAGATTGTGGGTGGTGGTAAGAAAGAGGGGCGAAAGATTAAGAAGAAGTTCCTTGATAATACACCAGCGTTACGAGACTTACGTAGGTTAGTAGAATTAGCTGCAGACAGGGGGTACGTAAAGGCAATAGACAATCGTAGGATATACACACGCTCACCTCACTCAGCACTTAACTTCTTGTTACAAAGTGCTGGTGCTATCATAGCTAAGAGGGCTTGGGTTATATTCCATGACAACTGTAGGCTACCTTACAAACAGTTAGGTGTTATTCATGATGAGATTCAGATTGAATGTGAACCTAAGTACGCTGAGTCTATTGGTGAGCAATTGGTTAGTGCTATGAGGGACACTACTGTGTACTATAACTTAAGGTGTCCAATGAATGGTGAATATAAAATAGGAGGAAGCTGGAATGACACACACTGAAGACAACATTAACCCAAGCCATTACAGGCAAGGGAACATAGAAGTAATTGATTTTATTTTAGACCAAAAACTAAGCTACCTTGAGGGTAACGTGATAAAATATATTTCAAGATATAAATATAAGAATGGTTTAGAAGATTTGAATAAAGCTAAGTGGTATATAAGTAAATTAATAGGGGAATATAATGAAGACAATTAACACAGTGGTGCAAGATGTTTATACATTACTAGAAAATAAAGAATACACTGGGGACTTACAGAAGATAGCTAATACTATTGGAGAAGAAGTTACAGAAGCTATAGTTGAGTCATTCAAAGAGAGACAGAAATCTGATGGTCTTAGAATGTCAGGCATTGGTAGGTGTGAGAGAGCACAGTGGTACTCAGTCAAAGGACACGAGCAAGAACCTATCAATGGTAGTGTGTACCTTACGTTCTTACAAGGTCATATACTAGAGGCTGTGTTACTTGGGCTGGTTGAGTTAGCTGGGCATACTGTTGAAGGTAAGCAGAAGAAGCACACTGTTGAGGGCATTAATGGTTCACAAGATTGTTACATTGATGGTGAGTTAGTTGATGTTAAGACAGCAAGTGCATGGTCTTATGACAAGAAGTTTACAGAGAACGGTATTAAAGATGATGCGTTTGGATATGTAAAACAGCTGAGTGCATATGGAAAGACAGAGGACAGAGACAAAGGTTACTTCTTAGCTTTCAATAAGAACAAGTCAACACTTAAGTTATGTGAGCAGCAGTTAGAGAAGGATATTGACAAGCATATTATACAACTTAAAGACAAGATGACTAAGGACACACCACCAATGAGAGTGGCCAAAGGTAGTACGTTTAGTAAGGACGGACAAGAGAGACTTAATATGACATGTGCTTTCTGTGGTCACAAGGAGACTTGTTATGGGAAACTTAGAGAGGTAACAAAAGGAAATTTCACTACGTACTATGTAGACCCAGTAGCAGGAAACTTTTAAAATGATTACACTCGAAGAACTTAAGGAAAGAGTAGCACAGAATTATGATGTGTGTCTTATATGTGATGAACTAGAAATAGAACCTGAAGATATTCTTGAGCTCTTTGGGAAAAGATTATGGGCTAAGCGTGAAAGGTTTGAGGAATATTTTGAGGAATGATTATGACAATAGAAGTTTTTATTTTATATAATGTATTAATGTTAATAGGTGGTTGGGTTATATTAAGGAGACACGGTGATAAGGAATATGGGGATGGAATTACAGACGCAGTACAGTTACACCACGAGGGTAAACTCACATACACAAGCTACCTTGCTGATGAAGGACACGAGATGCTAGACATTAAAATACAAGGAACCGGTGATGAAGGTTGAATACTTAGGTATAACAATAGACAGAACAAAGGATAAGATGCTAACTCCTCAGTCACTTGAGTTACTCAAGGGCTATTACCTACGCGGTAAAGAGAAGTCACCTCAGGAAGCCTATGCTAGGGCGTGTGTAGCCTATAGTAATAGGGATTTAGAATTAGCACAGAGGTTATATGATGCAGTATCTGATGGTTGGTTTATGTTTAGTAGTCCTATACTCAGTAACGCTCCTCTTGAAGGAGAGCAAGCTAAAGGATTACCTATTTCTTGCTTTCTTTCTTACATACCTGACACTCTTGATGGTCTTATTGAGCACCAATCCGAACTGGCTTGGCTCAGTGTTAAGGGCGGTGGAGTCGGGGGTCACTGGTCAGATGTTCGTGCAGTAAGTAACAAAGCACCATCGCCTATACCATTTATTAAGGTAGCTGATTCAGCAATGACAGCATACAAACAAGGACAAACTAGGAAGGGAAGTTATGCAGCGTATATGGACATCAGTCACCCAGACATTATCGAGTTTCTTAACATACGTGTCCCAACCGGAGGTGATAGTAATCGCAAGTGTTTCAATCTTAATAACGCTATTAATATTACCGATAATTTTGTTGATGCTGTTATTAATGGTAGTCAGTGGAACTTGGTTGACCCTCATGATGATAGTATCAGGGACAGTGTGGACGCTAGAGAAATGTGGGAACGTATACTCGAGACACGTTTCAGAACAGGTGAACCGTACCTTAACTTCATTGACGAAGCTAATAGAAAGTTACCACAAACATTAAAGGACAAAGGACTTGAAATTAAAGGAAGCAATTTGTGCAATGAGATTCACTTACCAACAAATGAGGAAAGAACAGCGGTGTGTTGCCTGTCTTCTGTCAATCTTGAAAGGTTTGATGAATGGAAAGACACATCTCTAGTGTGTGATTTAATTACTATGCTAGATAATGTGCTCTCTTGTTTCATTAAGGATGCACCTATTGAGTACATGAGGAAAGCAATTAACTCCGCCTCTATGGAGAGAAGTTTAGGACTAGGAGCTATGGGTTTTCACTCTTACTTACAGAAAAAGAACGTACCTTGGGAGTCATCACTAGCTGTTGGGCATAACAATAAAATGTTTAAGCTCATTAAAGAACAGGCAGTTGAGGCTACGAAAGCATTGGCTGAGGTTCGCCCTGAGTATTATGATGGCAAAGGAAGTGGGAGACGTAACTCACACCTACTAGCTATTGCACCTAATGCTAACAGTGGTATGATACTAGGTACGTCACCAAGCATTGAACCTATTAAGTCTAATAGTTTTGTACACAAGACACGTATTGGTTCTCACTTGATTAAGAATAAGTATCTTGAGGATGTAATAGAGGAACATAGACTACGCTTAGGTAAAGATGAAGAGTGGTTGATTAAGGAGTGGAGAAACATTGGACATCACGAGGGCTCGGTACAACAGTTAGACTACTTGAGTGAGTGGGAGAAGGATGTGTTTAAAACAGCCTTTGAACTAGACCAGATGTGGGTAGTACAACACGCTGCTAATAGGCAACCTCATATATGTCAAGGTCAATCAGTTAATCTATTCTTCCCTGCAGGTAGTGATAAGAACTATGTATCACAGGTACACCTACAGGCTTGGAAGTCTAAACTTAAAGGCCTATACTACCTACGTACTTCAGCTACAAGTGGTGCTGAGAATGTAGGACAACAGGTTACGAGAGTAGCACTTAAAGATTTTATGGAGGAAGACGAATGCCTAGCATGTCAAGGTTAGAAGAGAAAGCAAATGAAGTTTCAGATGGTCATTACACTATCATGAAGTTTACCACTGGGTATTCTGTAATGTTAGGAACACCAGAAGGAAGGGAAGAAATTGGAAACATTAAAAGTTTCAAGACTTTAGAGGAAGCCATGGAGGAGGTACTGTGCCTGGGTTAACAGAAGAAAGTAAAACATTTAAACCCTTTACCTTTCCGTGGGCTATGGAGATGGCTGAGAAGCACGAGGACTTACACTGGACAGAAGCTGAGGTAAACCTTAGTGACGATGTAACTCAGTGGAAGGATGGTACACTATCAGTAGTAGAGAAGAACCACATCACACAGATACTAAGACTGTTCACTCAGTCCGATGTAGTTGTAGGTGGTAACTACTGTGATATGTTTATACCCCACTTTCGTAACAATGAATGTCGTAATATGTTACTTAGCTTTGCAGCTAGAGAGGGGACACATCAACGTGCTTATGCATTACTTAACGACACATTAGGACTACACGAGAGTGAGTACAGTATGTTCTTAGAGTATGATGCTATGGTAGAGAAGGTAGAGTTTATGAAGGATGCTGACACTAGCACCCAGCATGGTATGGCCAGAGCAATTGCTTTGTCTGTATTCAACGAGGGTGTTAGTTTGTTTAGTGCCTTTGTTATGCTACTCAACTATCAACGTATGGGTAAGATGAAAGGAATGAACACTGTGGTGGAATGGTCCATCAGAGATGAAACTATGCACTGTGAAGGGATGTCGCGGTTGTTTAGAGAATATTGTAACGAACATCCGAGGATTGTAAATGATGATTTCAAGAGAGAAATATATAGAATGGCGAGACAAATTGTTAAGCTGGAAGATAAAGTTATTGACCTTGCCTATTCGGCTGGGGATATTATGGGTCTTGATAAAGGTGAGGTTAAAGAATACATACGCTACCTTGCAGACAGAAGGCTTATACAAATGGGTCTTAAGGGTAATTTCAAAGTTAAAGAGAACCCTCTTCCGTGGGTAGAGGAACTAACAAGTGGTGACAGTATGAGTAACTTCTTTGAGAAGACTGTTACTGATTATTCAGCAGTAGGTATGACAGGAGAAATACTATGGGATTAGAAAGAACAGGGAATGGGTACTTAGTAGACCCAACACAGTGGTCACTAGACGTGATGCACGAGATGGCTAAGGAAGATGAAGTAACACTGACAGAATCACAAGTGTTTCAGATTGAGAAGGCAAGAGAGTACTTCGATGAGAACTCTTCAGTACCACCTATCAGAACCTTCTCTAAGTATGTAGGTATTGACAAGGGTAAGCTGTTTAAAGAGTGGTTAACAGGACCTCTTAAGCCTATCACTAAGTACGGTGGCTTACCTCAACCGACAGGATGTGTATGATGAGTAGGGCGGATGGTTGGTTTACTGTGATAGTGTTTACTTGGTTGATAGCGATTGGTTTTATATCTAACAAAGCCTTCGCTAACTATTCGTTTCCAATTAGAGATGTAATAACTATGGAGGTAGTCAAACAAAACAGGACAGGGGGAGGAACATACCTATGTCCATCAGTAAGGGCCTGTTATATATCGGTTCTTAAAGCAGAAGCTAGGGGTGCAGCACAATACTGTGAGTCACTTCAGATTAAACGAAACGGACATGTTGTATGGGAACGTAATTATCAAAACTAAAGGAGTAAGAATATGGAAGTAAATTTATTAGATGTATTTATTGGAGTAGTGGCAGCAGGTGGTGCTTGGTTTGCTTATATGTGTGGACACAGTGATGGCTGTAAAACTAACAGTTGTTTTAGAGGTAACAAGCTTAAGGAGCCACAAGATGTTTGAGAAACCTATGAATCAAGAACTAAAGGCCAACACTTATGGAAACAGAGTACACACTACCAACAGAGAACCTATCACAGGGGTAGCACTTAGTCCTGTTGCACCTGGTATTAAGAATCCTCGGAATAACGTAGAGGTTTCTATGGAAGGGGTAGGTAAAGATAGTGATAGACTCATCAGAAGGAATTGGAAAGGATAATGAGTGATGATTACTGGACCAGGAAGGAGAAGTATAACAAGCTCGTTGCAAACTCAGCAGTTTCGTGGCACAAGTTATATACAGAAGAGAAAGATAAGAGAGAAGAACTTGAGGAACGCTATAGAGAACTCACTAAAATCCTACGTAAACAAGGAAAGGACAAGGTAAACAAGTATTATAATAAGCTAGGGGAGTTAGCTAAAGATTCAGGTGAGGATTGGGATGAAGAACGTACAGACATCATAGGTCAGAACGGTAACGATGGTACTCACTATGAGGCTGAGTTTGGTATGATGATGGATGAGTACGGTGATGATAAGGAAGGTATGTAATATGATATATAATTATATGTGCAACAAATGTGAACACAAATATACAGGGCAGAATAAGGTGGCAGACAGGAAGAAGAGTGGCCGTTGTCCTGAGTGTACTAGTGCTGATACTAAACAGGTTATGTCAACCCCAAAGTTTAAGACTTCAGGTGGTGGACACAGGGGAGAGATGAAGTAATGAGAAATAATAAATGGCGTTCAAAGTATAAAGGTGCAGACTCTAAGTGGGAAGGAGAGTTAAGTGTAGGTGTACTTAAACAGTGCAAGCATCACCCTGAGAAGGTACATTATTTAATTGAACATGACTATACCCCGGACTTTAAGTACAAGAATATTCTTATTGAGGCTAAAGGTAGGTTTATGGATTCTTCAGTGGCCTCTAAGTATATATGGGTACGTAAAGTATTACCTAAGGATACTGAGCTTGTGTTCTTATTTATGAAGCCTGACTGTTCTATGCCTAACGCAAAGAAACGTAAGGATGGTACACGTATGAGTCACAGAGAATGGGCAGAGAAGAATAACTTCAGATGGTTTACTGAGCATACAATAAAGGAAATATTAAAATGAGTTTAAATAAAGCTGACGATTGGGCAGGACGTAAGAAGTTTGACATTGACCTAGAGTTTGGACAACAGTGGGAGAAGTACATTGATGAAATGTTCTCAGGTGCTAAGACATGTGAGGTAAAGACTGAGCGTGATAGGTGGGCAGGTACAGGTAACATCTGTATTGAGGTACAGTCATATGGTAAACCTAGTGGTCTTGATGCTACCGAGGCTGACCTGTGGGTACACAACCTAACGAAGGACGGTAAGCTACTGTGCTCGTTAGTCTTCCCTACTGAAGTCCTTAAACAACTAGTCCCCAAAGCAAGCAAGGGGACTGTAATGGGTGGTGACAACAGAGCAAGTAAACTACATCTAGTTCCTCTAAAGAAACTGATGCAGGTTGTTACTGATTTTTAGCTACGTTCTTCTTGTATATCTCAGGGTATAACTCTATAGAGAATGCAGGTTCTTGACCAACGTCTTGCTCATAATAGTTGTCCTCTATAACACCATCTTTTACCTTGGCAATACCCTCTGACACCCTCATTAACTCCAGACTATGTAATGTCATTCCTTTTTCATTAGAAGGCATTAAAAGTATTGCACCCTTTAAGTTAGGAAACTTCTCTAAATGTTTGTCTAAGTTTTTATAAATGCTTCTCCATACACGCATAGCAGACTCAGTAGTGCTGCCACCAGAGCTGAAGTAATCTGGTACTCTTCCAAAGCCCCCCATATGAACACCTTTCTTAAGGAGCTCCTCAACCATTGTTAAGTATAACTCAACACCTTTACCTTTACCTAAAAAACCATTGTTCATTTGTACGTCACTAACTGTGTAATCTGTAGCCCCATTAACATCCCAAGGTTCAGCAGATATAGTACCAACAACTAAACGCTCTCCATCAGGTTGTATTTCTGTGGGCATAACAGTAAATTCATTATCATCCTGAAAAACGAAAGGCTCAGCTCTTTTACTAGTGTTACCTACGTCCTCTCTCTTCAAATACTTAACACCACGTGCCATGAGAACAGGGCCTACCTGCAACACCTCTTCAGCAGATGCTAGAGGTCTCATGTTACTCTTGTTATAGAAGTATTCACCCCTCTCAGGATTC